GGGCACCCCCAGAGCGGCGCTCCCCCCGCCGCCGCCACCACCCCATCCACCGCCGCCACCGCCGCCACCGCCGCCACCGCCGCCGCCGCCACCGCCACCGCCACCGCCACCGCCGGGCTCGTTGACGCCGAACCCATCCTGCGAACCAGGCCGCGCCGCGAAGGCCTCCTTGATGTAGGTGGCCAGGATGATGCCCGACTCCCGGCCAGACTCCTGGCCGATCGTGTAGGCTATCTTTTTCGCCTCCTCCGGCTTGGCCTCCTGCTTCATGTTGAAGAGGTGCTGGAACCAGTCGGGATATTCCGCCGGGCCGTGCCCGGCTCCGCCGCGCCCGGTGGTCATCCGACCGCTTTGCGTGGCCGGTGGGGTCTCCCCGGGATGGATGCGCGGGCCGCCCCGGTTCGCGGTGTTGGGCGTCGCCTGCACCGTCCCCGGAATTATGTTGCCCTCGGCGTCATACTCCGGCGGACGCGCCAACCCGCCAGGCCTGGGGCCCAGAACCTCCGGCAGGACATACTCGAGCAGACCATAGGTCGCGGCGATCAGCGCGCCGATCGGCCCGGCGGCTCGCAGCAGGGGAATGAGCGCGGTCCTGGTGACCGTCATGCCCGCGCCCGCGACCGCCGTGGCGGCCTTCTCTCCCGCCGCCTTGGCACCCCCGGCCAGCACACCGCCGAGCAGGCGCAGCAGCGTGCCGAGCCCCTTCTTCAGCAGGATCGCTTCGATGGCGTATTCAATGGTCTTCCAGCCCGCGCCGATGCCCAGCGTGTGGTTGAGCATGTCCAGCAGATATTCATTGAGGTGCATGATCCCCGTGATCATACCGGTGATCCAGGGGTGGGCTTCCTTGAAGCCCTTGAACATGTTGGCGACGTTGTCCCAGTTGATCGCCGACCCGCGCCCATCGTAGAACGCGGCGTAATCGTCCAGGAGCAATATCAGCGCGGTGAACCCCGCGAGCACCAAACCCAGAGGCGACAACAGCATCTTTAGCGCGGGCCCGACCGCCATCGCGGCGAACAGCGTGCCAAAAACCTTGGGAAATTGCACTATCGTATCGAGAGCCGTGTGGGCGACCTCGACGAATTTCGTCAGGCCGGTCACCGCGACGTCGATCCAGCGGTTGAACGTATCCCGGTTGTCGATCAGGAATTTATTGAACTTCTCGAGCTGCGGCAGCATTTTCTCGAACATACCAGCGGCGAAACGTTGCTTGTATGTATCGAAGATGGTGCCCATCTTGACGAACTGCGTCGAGACGTTCGACGCCATCGCCGCCCAGTCAGCCTGCTTTTTCTTCAGCTCCGCTTCGGTTTTGACGCCCCAGATCATCTGCTGCATCAGACCGACCTCCCGCATACCTTGCCGGTATGCGGGTGACGTGATCTTGAGCATCACGTCTTCGGAGATGCCCATCATCTGGGCCCGCATCAGGGCCAGCGAATAGGCCATGCTGCCTTGCTTGTCGGCGGTGCCGCCCATGCGGCGCAACGACTCGCCCACCTGCGCCAGGCGCTCGGTGGTCTCGGTCGCGGTCACCCCCATCGAGCGCAGGAAGGCCGTCCCCGCCGGGCCCATCTTGCGGGTCCACGCGCCGAAGCTCTCGAGCCCGCCGGTCGCCTCGCTGGTCGACGCCCCCAGCATTTTCATCGCCGTCGTCGCCGACTGGATTTCTCCGACCGACGAGCCGAGACGGTTGCTCATCAGGAAGAAGCTCTCACCGGTCTCGGCGAGCGCCTTGGTCATGTAGCCGATCGACGCCGTCAGGCCGATGACCTCGGCGGCGACGCCGGACACCGACCCGGCGACCTTCTTCAATACGGAAAGGAGATTATTCTGCGACGACGCGTCAACGGCGAACTTGACCGAGACGAGGAAGTCCTGAAGGGTTTCCGACATCAGACCGGCCTGAACCCAGGTGCCTGTTTCGTCGGATCCAGCGCGAAGGTTTTCATATCGCTATACCAGGGGTTGCCCCGGTTCTGCCCCCAGTGCTTTACCGATACGATACTGTAATATCCGTCCGACCGCATCGAACCCTTGGTCATGTCGAGCTGCTGGATCTGCTGCGGGGTCACGCCCAGGGCCCCCTTGTTCACCTCCTGGATCTGTTGGATCTGTTTCGTATCGATCTTGACGATGCCGCCCGGCAGCAGGTTGGGGTTGAGCAGACACCGCGCCTCCACGCCGCCGCCCAGCGTCGCGCTGGGCACGTCGATCAGTCCCGTCTTGGGCGTGAGGATCGGCACGGTCATGGTCTGCATGGCGAGGGCTTCGTCCTTCCCGATGACATGTAGTTTCCCATTCGTATCGATCCAGATCCGCGCGTCCTTGTGCGCGGCGACGTCCCGCAGGATATCGGCGGGGTTGCCGTGCAGCACCCGTGCGCGCGGGGATTTCTCCTTGCCCAGGTCCATGATCTGGCCCGGCTTCACATCACCCTTCATCGCCTCGGTGGCCGCCTTGATGACGTCCTCCTGGGTCGATCCCTCGAGCAGCAGCGTGTTGATGATCGACCCGGACAGCGCCTGATCGTTCTGCAATGCGTGGATCTCGACGAAGGTGTCGGTCGCGTTCTGCCGCCCGTGTTTGTAGTAGACGATGGGCCCGGCGAAGATCTTGCCGTATTGCGCGGAACGATAGCCCGCCTCGAGGGCGACGTGGGTCAGCTCCTTCTGCATCCGCCCCAGGATCTCATGCGGGATGTTGTAGACCGTGATCTGGGAAACGTAGGGCAGCAAGAACGTTGCCTGTTCGACACTAAACTCGAAGGCCAGCTCCGACAGGTCGATCGCCTTGTCGCCCGCCGCCGTGCCGACGGTGAGCTTCCAGCGGCGCAGCCACAGCTCCGCGCCCTGCACCTCCGGGTTCTCCGGTCGCGGGGCGCGTTCCACGACCGGCTCGGCGGGCTTCACCACCGCCGGAGGTGATTGCGCTTCTACAATGAGTTTTGGGAGGATGATGTCATCTGCCATTACGGCGTTTGTCCTCCGCCGCTTCCCGGGCGCGGCGCTCGTTGTCGTGCTTAACCCGCAGCGCCTCGTTGGCCCAGGCGATGTGTTCCAGGTCGAGCGTGCCGTCGACGATGCTTTCCAGCTTGCACATACCGGCCATCATCGTCAGGGAGGGTAATCCAGGCGACGTCTCCGTCGGGGTCGTGCCCGTATCGCTGGTCGAGGCAACGGACCCTATATCGAAAAAACCACCCAGGTTCTCCTGGATCACGTTCCAGCAAACCGCCATCAGATCCGCCAGTGTCAGATCCGTGTATTGCTCTCGACCGGCGGCGGCGTTCCACATGGGCGGGCTCCATGTGGTCGAGCCGTTCGAGCCCTCGCGCCGTCGCGTGACCGAGAGGCATTTGTTGACCAGGATGTTGACCTTGTCTTCCTCCATGTCCGCGAAGGCATCGAAGAACGGCAGCATGAACCCGAGCTGCCGGGAGGCCACGTCCATGCCCGCTGGCCCGCCAGGCACCATGGCGAGCTGAACCATGGGCCCGAACAGGGGCCCCAGCCCGCGCATCAAATGGAGCTGCTCGCGGGCATTCATCTTGTCGACCCGGTAGGTATGCCCCCCGGTTTCAAATTCACCAGCCATGTTACGCCGCCTGTTGCAGTGTCGCGCCCATCGTGCCGTCGCCGAAGATCATGTCGATGCGACCGGCGTCGAAGATCCACTCCATCGTGCCGCCCTCTTTGGCGAACGTGACGTTGGGGAACTTCTGGAAGGCGCACTGGCTGCACGAGATCTGATCGCCCCGGGCCGGGTCGGAGATCACGATGGTGTTCTGCCCCCACAGCGCCGAGCTGACCCGTTGCAGGTCATACATCTGTTGCAGGAGCTGGTTGGTGCCGGAGGTCTTGAGGAAACGAATGGTCACCGTGCCACCGTTACCGGCATGCAACGAATGCATCACGCATCCGTCCGAGCCGATCGTCATGGTGCTCTTGTTCTCGAGCATGGCGATGGAGATGCCCTCCTCCGCCGTGCACGAGCCGTAGCCCAGGGCGAACGATCCCCCCGGGCCGACGATGGTGGCCGATACGTCAACGAAACTATACGTCGCCATCTTTTTCTCCTGGGTTGTCGGGTGGTCTCGGGGGCGCGCCATGCGCCGCGAGTAACAGTGCGAGGATCGCGGCCAGGGCTTCGGCCCAGATCTCGCGCGCGAGCTGACCGAAGCTGGAGCACTCCCCTATTTTGAGTTCCCCTGTC